ATGAAAGAAGGGGAAATTTTGAAAAAGTTTTTAGGGTTTATTTCATTGATATTTCTTTCCATATTGCTTACGGCATGCGGCAATAAAGTATCTGTCGAAGATTTAAAAGCAAATGATTGGCAAATGGATAAAGAAGAAAATAAGGAAGATATTAACTTTAAGGTGTCGTTTAGTGATCATATTATGACATGGGCTCCGGATATGTCTTCAGTAAAAAGCGAGGCATCTAACGAATGGGAGAAAATGGGAGAAGACTTTGGAAAACAGATAGTTGAGAATATCAAATACAAGGTTGAATATAAGCTCAAAGGAACGACCATACATCTAAAGGAAAAAGATTTAAATTTAGATGACGATTACAGCATTGAAAAAGATGGCAATAATATTGTTTTAACTCCTGAAGATAAAGATGCTCAGAAATTAATTTTAAAACCTTATTCAAAGAAAGCTAAATCAAAGGAAGCTTCTACTACTAGTTCAACTTCCAAGAATAAAAATGTTGCCGACTTATCAAAGGTCATTGAAAATTTCAAAAATGACGGGCTAGAAGTGAACGAACCTAGAAAGATGACAAAAGACGATTACGGAATGGCACCACTAAAGGCAAAAGATGGAATGATTTTTGGTGTTCAAGTTGGAACTGACGGTGAATATCAAAATGCAAGAATTTTCTCTTTTGAAAATGTTGATGATTTGAACGACACCAAAAAGTATTATGATGACCTTGGGAAAGAATCATCTATGACTTTTTCCTATACTGCTGCGAATGAGGACAAATTAGTGTTAATGCAGTTCAATGGAGATCTTCCAAAAGAAGTTGTCGATAAATATGTAGATAAAGCTGATTTGACTTTAACGCCAGTGAGTTTCAACACAAATTCTTCAAGTTCTCAAGATACGCAAGATGGAAACACAAACAGTTCTACGGCTACTGCTAGTCCAGAACAACAAACACAACAAGCAGCTCCACAACAGGACCCAGCACAGCAAGAGCAAGCAGCCGAACAAAATGATTCTTCGGCCGACACTGGTACTCAGTATGGTACAGTTCAACCCGGAGAGGGTCCTAAAGAAGTTGCCGGACGCTACGGTATGAGTGTTGAGGATTTCCTAGACGCAAATGGAATGGATGCTGATAATTATTATTTTGATCCAGGTCAGCAAGTTGTTGTTAAATAAAGCAAAATAAGTACCCTCATTTAGAAATAGATGCGCTTTAAGGAGTTGTTAAAAAATGAAGTTTGGAGTTCGTAAGCCTAGTTTAAAAAAATCATTCAGCGCTAGAACTACCGGAAATGCAAAGCGTCAAATAAAGAAAGCCGTCGTTCCCGGCTATGGTAAAAAAGGATCAGGCTGGATTAAGGATCCGAAGAAAGCTGCCTATAATAACGTTTACAATAAGACATCCTTCCGTTTATGGGATATATTCAAGAAATAAACTTTCCGGATTTGCGTACCTTCTCTTTGAGGAGGTACTTTTTTATGTATGTAATCTACGATGAGCCGAGAGGAAATATTAAGCTAATTGAGGAAATGTTTGATGAAGTTATCTTCGAGGTTACAGTATATGCAAAATGCGAGGTTAATGTGATGATTGACTTCTTATTACTCTATGCGAATATTGCTACATTAAGTTAAGCCCCCACGTAATGTGAGGGCTATTTTTTAATAATTAAATCCTTTGATGTGTGAAGGATTGATATTCACATCTTTTACTTTACCCATATCTTTGATTTCATTCAAAACGATCGGAGCATCATGGTCATTGAAGCCTTCACCTTTTACTCGAACATCATACGTCCCATAAGAGTTCTTTTCTGCGTACGTTTGCTTATCAAGAAGTACGTCTTTTAGGAAACTACGCATATGGTCTTCCATTTTCTTACTTTGTGCATCATTGAGATTTCTAGCCTCAATTTTTATGATAGGTTTGTCTCCATCGACAATCGCAATATTTTGCTGCATGTAAGTTGGATAGTATGACTTTAGTTCTTGCTTCAAGCGATTTACTGCATTTTCATATTTCCATTTGCTGTCACAAGAAATAACTAGCGTATAAACTTTATTTGGTTGCAACACTCGCTTCACTTGATCTCGAAGCAATGTCCAAGCATACCGTGTTTGAATCCGTTGAACCATCTTAACTGCTTGATCTTTGGATACATTATCGATTGCAATTCCGTTTTTCTTTCCAGTAGGCTGCGGTGTTGGATTAGGATTTGCTGCATTACCACCTTGACTTTTTAAACGATAAGCATAGAAATAAGGACATCCGGCCATTACCCAACGTTGATCATGATTTGAAATGATTGTAGTCATCTTCCAACCCGTACATTCAATCCAATTTTGATTATCTAGTGCTACACCAGTATGACCGCCTGCTCCTGCAGAATAACCCTTTTTCCCCCAAATAATTACATCGCCGCGTTGCATTGGAAAGTCTGTATTTTCTGCGATCTTTTCATACCCTAGCTTTAGAAGATAGTCATGTAGCGTTTCAGTGCTAGGAATATATCCATAATTAAAACCACCAGATTCACGCAAAATACGATAAACAGAGCCTGAACAGTCGCATGTACCATCTGTGTAATAACGAGAACCATACATGCTGTAGTAGCAATTATTTACAAATTTTTGAACTACAGCTAACCCTTTTTCGATATTAATAGCCATTATTTTTTCTCCTCTTTTTCTTCTTTGACGTTTTCGATTTCTTTTGGTTGAGGTTGCAACCCAACGTTTTTGTCATCTGATTTTCCGTAAAGCTCCTTTGCTTTTTTCATATCCATTATTCTTTACCTCCATCATTATCTTTCGAGTTCCCGCTTCTGATTTGTAAAAAGGCATCTTTGATTTGATCCGGAAAGTTGATGAACACTGAAATGTTCTCCAAAAAACTAATACCTTCATTCGCCAAATAGAACATGATCACAATCTCTCGTAAGGGCATTGAGTCTCCAATAACCTTTTCAACCTCGACGGCTACAGCAATGACAACAAAAATAAGAACTTTCTTAATCAAACCCACAAAACCAATACGACTGCTGATCTCTTTTAAATTCCATGCTTTTAGCAATCCGGTAAGATAATCAACAATCACTAAAGCGACTAACGCGTGCAAAATAGCATCCATCCCTCCAAGCCAGCTAACAACCAATCCTCCTAACACCCCTGTAAAAACGGATGCTACATTCAAATATTTATCCAATATGATTTCCCCTCTCAAAATAGAAAGCGACCGACTAAAAAGCCGATCGCCCCAAATACTAAATATTTAACTATTCGCTTTCTTCTTGCTTTTTTGCATCGTTCACAATTTCTGTTACTTGATCGCGAATTGAAGCAGGTACGTTTTCGATTGTTCGTTTTCCGTCAATCACATGTGTTGCATAAAGCATTGCTAATGCTGAGTACATATTAGTCCCCTCCTTTCATTGCTGCTGTAGCAGACAAAACCATATCCGCTAACTCTAAAAGAGCTTCATCAGACATATCTACACGCTGACGAAGCTCTTCATTCTCTTTTTTTAGTTGTTCGGTTTCAGTCAAACTTTCCTCAACGGCTGGCGCATTTTCTGGATCATGAATCAATTTCTTTCCATCATATCGCCAATTGGTAAAATCAGTTGGTTCTCTGTCCGCTTCTACCTCTATCATTGTTTCCTGTGGAATAATCGAATATCCTTTTAAATATCCTAATTCATCTTGAATCCATACTTTCATAGGGTTCACCTCTCTATAATAGGGTAATATCAGTTAGCACAAAATCCCGTCTTTTCACTGTGCTATAATTTTCCAAGATACCCGAAATCTGATTCTTTTGTAAGATAAATGATTTGATGGTATCACTTAGTGGAATTCTATTTTCTTTTCCGTAATTTTGTTCCATGGAAGGTTTTGGAACAAAAGTGGTGTGAACGCCGTAACCAAGTGTTTTACCAGTTGAAGCATCATATCTTTCACAAGTGATTAAAATTCCTTTGTGAACATCTGCTTCATTAAATTTGAATACATTCGCATCTGAGAAGTAAATTGCACCTCTAAAAATATTCTTTTTATATACGTCTTCTTGTTGAATTGCTGCGAAGTTTTCCTGAATGGTTTCCGCACCGTTTTGCATCCCACGATAAATTTGCTTTAATTCCATTTAATCTTCCCTCACTTTACTTCGATTTCCATTGATCGATTATTATCAATGATTAGGTATTTATTTGTTTCAATCAAGGCTGCAGTCTTATCACTCATATGATAAGCCGTTGCAACTTCCAATATTCTATTTGATCCGCTAATTGTATTTTTTAAAATCGTTACGTTTGTTGGTACAGTTCCACCAAAACTTGAACCAGTGTCAAGCCCGCCATTTTCAATCCCGATAGGATCAATTGAATACTTTAAACTCACAACCTCTTTTGTAGTTGGAATTGTAATACGGCCATTCGTAGTCACAGAAACATTGCTAGATTTTGATGATTCATCTTCTCCATCAGTTTCTGTCACTGAAAATACATAGCTTGTTCCTGGTGATAAATTAGTCAAATCAGTATATAGTGTTGAAACATTTTCCTTTTTCACATTGTCCTGGTATACGTTGAAACTCATGGGGCTACACCCCTTTCACCCACGTTAACTTAGCGCTCGTTGCTGTCACATCACTAGCAACCAAATTAGTTGGCGTTTTGACGATTGGTGTTACTGTAACCGCACAAGTTGCGGTTTTACCATTTGTAGTTTTGGCAGTGATTGTTGCAGATCCAGATTTCAAACCAGTAATTAGACCACCACTTGAAACACTCGCAATAGTAGCTGCGCTTGAAGTCCAAGTAATTGTTTTATCTGTTGCATTCGTAGGATCGAACGTTACTGACAATTGGAAAGTAGAGCCTTTCGTGATTGATTTAGTAGAAGCATTGAGCGTAATAGAACTAACAGCAATTGATCCAGTAGTGAATTCGACAGCCGAACATTTTGCTGACTCGTCTTCACCGTCGGTTTCGCTGACCTCAAATGTGTATTTTGTGTTTGGAGTCAAACCTGTAATTGTTGCCGTAAGCTCTGATACTTCTTTTAGAAACGTTCCGTTTCGATAGATTTTGTAACTAATTGCCATTTAACATCCCTCTTTTCCATTTTAGTTCTACAGTTGAATCATCTTTAATAAATAGTTCCAAATTCTCAGGTATTCTAACAACTTCGGTTTGACCATCATTAATATAAGCTTTTGTGATATTCGCACTGCCCATTGTGAAGCATAAAGTTTTATTGCCTTCTATAATTAATAACGTATGTTTATCATGAACGATATAGTCGCCTGCATTCAGCGCATAATAAAGCGGCATTTCAACATGTGTTTTCTTTCGATCAAAACTAAGTTGCGTCGGAACATTGTAGATTGTTCCCCCACCAAAGTAACCATTTGTATCGAGTCCATCTGTTTCAGTGCTAAGTGCATCTTGATAATAAGTAACTTTCACTTCCGGTTGATACTCGGAATCATGTTCTATAGTAATTTTATTGCCTACCGCAATATGCTTGTACACTATAAGATCGAGTTGGTACTTAACCTTTTTGTAGATGTATTCTAAATCAGCAAGCAATCTTTCTTTAATTGAGTCATGTCGAACTCCTTGTAAATCCACTCGCGCATCCATCAATTCAGAAAGCAATACTCCTCCTGGATCGATTGATTTGAGAATATCCTTAATCGATTCAAACCAATTCAAGTAATCCCCTTGTTGTGCATCACGCCAAGCTTCAAACTCTTCTTTTCGGTCCTTCATCCATTGATCGAAGTCGCCCTTGCCTTTATTGATGTAATCGGTCATGTCTGCAATCAAATCTTCGACTGTTTGCCAATAAGATCCCATCTCTCCTTCTGTTTTTGAAACAGCACGAACAACAAAATAAGTGAAGTCTTGAGTTGTAGCAATCAAATCATCGCCTTTGTAAAAGACTAAATTCGCGGTTTGCTTATGAATGGCCTGCATAGAATATTCATCAAATGTGTACTGTACTTTACCGTTTTTGGCATCGATAATCTTTGCAGATCTTTGAATAGCGGAACCGTTGCTGAGCATTGATTCTAAATATGCCTTACATAGTGACAAATCAATAGGTATTCCATTTTGAGTCACAGTGGCTTCCATCGTTTCCGAATTCCTGTTACCTTGCCGGACTTGAATTATGCCAACGTAATTATATGGTTCTGTTGTGCTCAGTGTGATGTTCCATTTCTCCATAAGCCCATCACTCCTTTCTCAAAATCAGGCGGGATACAAATAGATGCGATTTGATCAGAATCGAAAAACTCTCGGTCATACTCAGCAACAATTTCACCCGACTCAGCATTTTGCTCATAGGTTTGAATGCGACCATTTTCAAGCCCTCTGATCACACCGGTATGACCATAATTTTGTGACGCGCACCAATTTGCTACCTTTGCTCCGCGCTTCCAGTTGATAATCGCTCCGACTACTAGTTGACCATAGCGAGGCTCCTCGATTACTGACCAAAGATAGAGTGTCCATTGATACGCCGAACCGATATCAGCTGCCGAAAAAACATTTCCATTTCTAACTTTGATTTCGTACCTCGTGCCGGCCCCCATGTCCGGTCCAATCATTACACCCGCATACTCTGCAGATAGCGCATAACATTGATGATTGCCGACTGGCTGATTCATCAAGCTTTTTAAATGATTCAATCCTTTTTTATCTATCATGTAATCACCTCTATTTCTTCGCTCTGGCAAGACAAACATCGCCTCCGTTTAGTAGCCAACCGAACGACATATCTACACGACCTACTCCGACACCGCCAGATTGCATTCCGCCCATCTCAATGATGGCGGTAGTATAGCCGTGCCAAGCTTCAGCTAAAACCGCAGTATGTCCATTTGCTCCAGCTCCGCCACCCTGATTGACGATAAGCACATCACCAGCTTTAGCTTCGTTTGCTGATATTTCCGTCAGCCAAGTTCTTGCACCCCTTGCATCAGCAGTCATGCTGCCTGTATACCAGCCAACACCAGCTGGTGTCCTGTAACCAGCTTTTGTCAATACTAGCCATACAAAAGAAGAACAATCGGCATAGCCATTCCGGTCAGGATTAGCAACCGAACCAAATTGTGTTCTTAATGGCATTGAGTAATGAAAGTATCCTAGTAAACTCTTGGCTGTATCTAAAATATCTCCTCCACTAGTTGAGGGAATCTTTAAATCTTTAAATTTGTTGTACCAATATTTAGCAAAATCAATCCGTTCAGGATGTGAGTTGAGTGGACGTTCAAAGTTTTTCTCAAAGGCAGTTGTTGCTATAGCTATATCTGTCATTTTTAAAAATTGCTGCCAAGAGTAGGGATACCCTGAAGATGCAATCCATTGTCCATTTGGTCCATGCCAGAAAAGCAACTTCATTTGAGCTTCGCTTGTGTCGGGATTTAAGGTTATTCCAGCTTTCTCCATTAAAGAAATCATATAAACACGGCCTGGAACTCCTTTTAGTGTCCATTGGAATATGCCGTAGCCTCGACCAGCTGCTCCGCCGCCTTCATCTGCAGTTGGACGTCCGTCTGATTCGCCTTGAGCGTTTCCGCATAATGCAGCAGCAACTTCTGGTGTACATCCAGCAGCAATTGCACTCGCCCAGATAATCCAGTATCTCTTATCACGTTCGTCTGTGACCTCTGGCGGGTATTGTCCATTCCAATCACCACCACCAGAAGAACCGCCTTGCCCTGGAAAAACTTCCTGCCCCTTGATGGTTAGTTTGCCTTGAACATCGAGATCACCAAATACTTGCAGTTTGCCTTGAATATTCATATTTCCGTAATGGATTGATAATCCGTTTCCCAACATCACAAGGCCCTTACTCTCAGCTGGTGAAATTAGGATATACTTTCCAGATCCATTTGATCGAATTACTAATGCGTTATCAGGTATCGGAGTGGGAGTAGTAGCATTTGGGAAAGGATTCCCAGCTGAATCGGTAGTACCTATTGTTCCAATTGCGCCTTTATCACTCCAAAATTCCATGCCCTTTTTGGATAGTTCCATTATTCTTTTTTCTTTGTTGAAAATTTGTAGGAGCCCTCCGACTAATTTGAGCGTATCCCCTACACCGTTAAACGATGTCTCCATCATTTTCGCTCGGATTCTTCCTACTCGAATAAAATCTGCATTCAAATCACCATTAATCCCCCATGCATTCACAAAGGGACCTAACCACCCGGTACGAGAAAAACCGATACCTTGGTTGTTTAATACAACCACATCTTTTGCTGTCTCCCTAGAATCCGTATCTAGATAATAGGTAGAATGAGGTTTATTTTTGGGATACTGCAGGACACTTCCACCTTCGACCCCATTGATCAAGTTCGTCACATAGTCGAGGAAATCACTCATGTAACCTTTTTTGGTTAAAGTTTTTATGGTTTCCTGTAGCTCATAATTTTGCTGTGTGTAAAACGCCACTTGAGCATCACCAGCAGAAATCTTTTTCACTTTTTCAGTCAAGCTATCATATAAAACTTCTGTGATCTTTGTTTCAATGTGGATATCGTATAACTTGTGATAAACATAAAAGGTATCGAATAACCCATAATTTCGCAGCTTGGCAAATTCTCTCGCTTCTTCCGAATCTGTCAATTTTTCAAATTCTAGTTCAATGGACACTTTTGGCTTATCACAACCGGGATTAACGGAAACAAAATACTTAGCGGCTGCTTTATCCAAGCTCGCCTGATCCTTGACACCTTGCTCCTCAGTAAATTGAACATGCTTGGCGTAAACGTCCGGATAGTTTTTTATTAGGTCGCTATCAACCTTTTTCCCATAGATGCGTTTTGTTTGACCATCTTCGCTGTCTTGTATATCTGCATATGGCAAACAACGAGTAATGATTGACTGCCAATCAAAGGTGATTTTCAGTCCTTGAAGGTCTTTCCCATACCTGATAGTCCCTACAATATCTCGACCTCTACGCCGTAACAATGACAACCGGAATGGTTCCCGTTTTATTTCTCCGCCCCAATATTGAAGCAGGGATCCTTGCTCGCCAGCAATGCAATTTAGTACATTACGTGCTTCAAACACTGTGCTCGAAACAGTTTGGATATCTGAAAATAATTCAATATCGCTTGGTTGATCCATGCCAGCGGTGATCTGTTTCATAGCACCAGAACCATTTTGCGAATTAATTTCTACGTGCTGCACTTCGCGATTCCCTAACTTATACGTTCGAGATTGCGCATAAATGAGAATATTGTTGCCATTCGCATCCTCATACGTTCGCTTAATCTCGAAGATATGATACTCTTCTTGGTCATTCGGCTTTGCTTTGATCTGGTAGCCATTCTCGAAATACTCCTTAAAACGAGATTTCAAGGGATGTTCGACTTCCAACTCGTAAATGCCATTTGCAGCTTCGCGAACATCTACACGAGTTGCATCGCTTAATATTCCTAACCCATTGTGGCTAAAGTCTTTTTCAGTTGGTAAATAAATTCTTGGTTTCAAACTTTTGTACACCACCTTGGTAGTATTTCAAAACTCGTTACTTTTCCGGACCATTGAAAATTATTCTCGCCCGGTAGTATCTCCGGAAAGTCTAAAAATTTAGTTTTATGATCTTGAACTTCTAAAACTCCATCGACAATTCGATAGGACTCTTCAATTTGAGAATCAATAACTATTTCATTTCCCACATTTACGAGATCATATTTTTGATCGTTGATCCAAAAAGAAATATCCCCCGAACCAACGATGCGAATCTTTGGTTTCGAAGGATATTTCTCCATGTTAAATATTTTTTTTTCGTTTTTTATCCAAATCAGTCCGACACGATTTGCTTTGAATGGTCGAATACTGATTTTAAAGTCAAAGTGAGTCCATAGACCATCTTTGTGTGTACTGGTAAATCTAGGTGGTTCAACGACCACTGCTTGATAAACGTACTGCTCATCAAACTGAAAGATGAAATCCGAATAGTCTTTCATATCTAACCAATGTTTGATCTGGTCTTCCAGAAAGACTAACTCTTCAAACGAATCGGCTTTGGCACCGCACTTAATAGGCCACTCAACATTTTTATAATAGTCATAGTCAACAACCACTGAATCATTTGCAGCTCGTTCACGCAACTCTATTACCCGACTTGATGAAATACGTTCAGGTCTTGCTCGCATATACGCATTGAACTCTTGACTATGTTTACCATTAATCTTGAATTGTCCCGCCTTAAATTCCATTAAACACACCGCCTTTCGGACTATCTTCTCTATCCTTCAGCTCCTTAATGAACCTGACTAACTTTCTAGCCATGTCCATCAGTTGGATGTCTGAAAGCTCCCCTAAAGCTTGAAGATTGATGTTATATGTATCTCCTTGAGTCTTAACAGGATTTCTTTCGCTTACCCCGCGATCAGTATATGGAGTTTCTCGACTTGCAGGAGATAAGGATAGATAATCCAACATTTTTGGAATATCTGCCATAGAAAGATCGTTTGTAGACATTTCAGACGCAAGCAAATCTGCCATAGAAGATACATTTGATTGAACTTTTTTGAACTCATCCATCAAGCTTTGATTCAATCCACCCATGATCGCTTTACCGTGAGGAATCAACAGTTTCCTGTCGTATTCGATAGGACCTTTATGATCTTTGATCCAACTAGCAATACCACTGACAAATTTCTTACCGTTTTCCCAGCTCGATCTTAGACCTCTTACAAAACCATCAATTATCGCTCGGCCAGCATCCATCAAATTAATGTTTGCAAGACCGTGAAAGATATTTTTAATAGTATTGATGCCATTAAATACTAAAGTTTTAGCCGTTCCCATGATGTTCTCAAAGGTTTTGGATACGTAAGACCTAAAACCATTGATGATTCCCATAATCCCATCAAGGACGCCTTTCCAATCGCCTTTAATTGCAGACAGTACAATTTTGATAATCGATTTTATCGTGTTCATGACAAAGTCAAATGAATTTTTTATCTGATCCAGCACCATTGATACAATGGCTAAGATACTTGAAAGTCCTCCTTTAAAGAGGTTTGAAACAACAGTCCAAAGAATTTGTACGATTGACCGAATGGCATTTCCGAATACTGTCCAAAGAAATTCAAGTGTGGTCAATGTCTGCTTTACAACGAATGTGATAGCAATCATTGCTAGTTCAAACACTGATTTGATTACACCCCATACCATTTGAGTGATGGCTAAAATGGTTTGCTGGTTTGTATTCCACCAACTCATTAGTTGACCCCAAACAGATCTAATGAAATCTGAAATGACTTGAACTAAAGGCTGAATGAAATCTGAGAATGCCTTCCAAGCGTTTTGCAAAGCATTTCTTACATTCTCATTCGTGTTGTACAAATAAAATAGAACACTTGCTAGTGCAGCAATAGAAAGAATAACTAATCCTATCGGGCTAGACAACGCTGAAAAAACTGTGCCCAAAATGGTCGTTGAGTCTGAAGCTGCTTTTATTCCTTTCGCTGCCAGACCTCCCACTTTTGAGACAAAATCCATTGTATGGCCTAATCCTTTAAGAAAATTCCCTACTCCGCTAGTAAGGCTCCCGATTACTTTTAAAATCGGACCCAACGTGACTAGTAATAAGGTGAATTTTCCAACAATAGCCAGTATATGCCCTTGCATAGAAGGAGATAACTTGTCCCATCTGTCCATCAGTTTATTTACAAAGGCTATTACACCCTGGAATGATTCACCAAACTTCACCCCGAGATCCGCAGCCGTATCTTCTAGTGTTCCCATTCGTTCATTAAAATCTGCAAGCATTGGTTTTAGCGTTGAAAAGAAGCCTCCACCTTTACCTCCTGCATCTAAAAAGTTTGCTCCGATACGACCAACTGAAGCCCAGATATTCGCGATTGATGCCTTGAATGAGTTCTCACCCATAATTGCAGCCGCACCACCAATATTCTTCTCAATAGCAGATAGGAACATCTCAGACGAAACTTTTCCTTCGGAAGCAAATTTCTTCACTTCACCAGCTGATATGTTAGCCTCCTTTGCGATCCATTGATAAATTGGCAACCCACGATCTGCAAGCTGATTCAGATCGTCCGTATAAGCTTGCTGTCCTGTCTGAACTTTATTAATGATCGATCCCATCTCACTCATAGACGTGCCCGCAATTGCCGCAGCATCCGCTGTTAGAGAAAGATACTTCGTCAGCTCTTGACCAGACTTAACCCCTGCAGCTACCGCACCAGCGGCGGTTGTCGCGGCTTCGTCCATCCCAAAGGACGTGCCTTTTACGGATTCTAGAGCTGATTTCATGATTTTATCGACAGACTGACCGTCATGCCCGAGTCCAAGCAGCTTAGCACGAGCATCATCAATCCCCGTTAATCGATTGAATCCTTTCACTAAAGTGATTCCTACAAGAGCAGACGTAGCCGCAAATGCAGGCTTGGTAATCTTTCTTGTTAGTTGATCACCAGCTGAAGAAATCTTTTGGCCAGCATTCGTAAGATGACCACCCACTTTTCCAAGGGTCTGAGAAAGAGAGCTATCTGCTTTTTTCGCATACCCTACGACATTATCGATCGCCGACTTCGCTGGCTTGTCATCTGCTTTAATGGTTCCAAACATTTCAAAGATGTTAATTGCCAACAAAATCACCTCCCAATAATGCTAATGCTTCCGTCATTCCTTTCACTGCAGTTGCTTCTTTTTGTGCCTTCGATTGTGAGTTTTCAGCAATTTCAGCTAAAGCTCTAGACTTAAAGTCTTCGAAGCTTTCTTCTCTAAATGGATTGGAAATCCACATTTCCCACAAAACGTCATGTCTTTCTGATTCAAACATCACCATTAAAAAATCAGGGAACTCCTCATAAGGAATATCCCTGATTAAGCTTCCTGCATCGGAGTATCGTTTGTAGAATCGATCTCGGAATTTATTTTCTCCTCCAACGAGGTCGATGGCGTAAATAATTTGGCAACTTCGCGCAACTCCGGCTTTGCGAAAAAATCTTTTAGCACCCCTACAAAATCAACAAACGGGATATCGGAAAAATCTTTCTCGGTCATACTACATAAATCGCCTAAGAATTTATAAACTTCGTCCTCAACTCCGTCAATATTTTCTAGCACGATTTCTACTAGGGAAGTAATGGCCTCAAAGCTCTCATCGTTCAGGATCCCAGCCAATTCCTTTAATCGTTTCTCGGCTTTTTCGATCTGAGTTTGTGCTTTTTTGCCTTCTTTCGATCCGGGATTTTTTTCAACAATCAACTGCCACGCCACTTTTTGAGCTAGTAATGCTTTTTGTTCATCCATCAAGTCTCGCGCTTTTTCTTGTTGTTTCAGTAAAGAAACGATCGAGTTTGTAATTCCCAACTTTTTAGCTAAGCGAATCACTTTAAACGTGTCTTTCGCTCTTAACTCACGCATGATAACACTCACTATTCTTCACCTCCTGATTCTTTCTCTTCTGTTGGTGCGCCATCAGGAGTAAATTTAAGCGATTGACCTTCAATCTCGCCTGATGTACCCTCTTTCGGAAAAAGAATCGTGACAGGGATGGATGTATTGTTTACATCCTCAGCGGCCGCTCGTGCCTCAAAAGTCAATTTATAAATGCCTTCTTGTTTGTCCTGAGGTTCAAACTCTAGTCCACCAGTGGGAAAAGCATGATGCATGATAATAATGATCGGTTTTTCTGATCCTGTAATTGTCCCAACATAAGCTAAGTTTTTGAGATAATCTGTTTCCTTTACCTCTCGTCGAGTAGTAATCACTTCATAGCCAGCAGGATAAGTTTTCCCATCCGAGTCCACCTTATCAGCTAGTAAAGCCATTCTAAGGTTATCAGCAGTCCACTCAATCATGTTAACTTCAAACTTGCCCTCAGATGACTCGATGCTATCTGACCCTACTGTTGCCGTAAATACTCCGTCGATCTCTGCTTGCCGATACGTATTTACTAAACTGATATTAGATCCTCCCGAAGTAGCACCTAAAAGATTACCTACCCACTTCTCTTCTTTATATTCTAAATTGGTGAGCAAAGCCCCGGCATTTAACTGAAATCGTTTAGGCGTATCTTTCGTATAACCTGTTTTTGGCAAATCCGTGCCGTTAATAGTAGCCATTTTATTTCCTCCAATCGATCTTAATGTAAAGCTGCAGTGTGTGTCTCTGTAAGGTATCTGATCCTGTTGGTATTCCAGTATCACTTCGGTATTCAATCTGAGCGAGAAAATCATCCGTTAGCTGATTGAATGGTCGACGATCTGGGAATTTTTCGGTTATTGCAGACACCGCATTCAGTAGATCCACATCACTGCTCTTGTTGTTGTCAAAAATATCCATGTCAATATAAAATCCTTGACCCTGAAACCGAATAGGCTCCCCAGACAAAGTAAATGTCATGTATGGATATTTGACCTCTTTCTTTCTATTTCTCATGTAATAACTTTCGGGGATTAATTCTCGAAAAAGAGATTCCAAGTAATTAATTACTTTGATCCGTTCACTCATCCAATCCCTCCAAATATCTGTTTTGCTAAAGCTTCAATCTGATTCCTTTTCTGGCGAAAAGCTGGTCTGAGATAGGGTTGTGGCGGTTGCCCATATGTAAAGAACCACTCGCCTGATGGATCTTGATAGACCCATCCGCCTTTTCTTCCTCGGCCATTTTCCGCAAACTCACCGGTCCCGAATTCAACATAGACTGCATATTCCACATTGGTACCCACATACCCAACCAATTCATTTTCATCAACGAGATAATCAATGGACCCTTTCAGTCGAGCTGTCTGAACCGCGGCCAACAATACCGCTTGACCTTGAACTAAAATACATGCTGAAAGTAACCAGCGGATCGTCGCTTGATTGATCGCTTGTTTCGCTTGGCTAGAATTATCTTTGAATACCATCAAGTCCACCTCTTACAATAAATTTCGATATGATGCTTCAGCTCCATAACGTCATCGACATAGGTGATTTCAAACTCGATCCCCGTTCGCGGGTTCTTGATTCGGTCGGTGGTCAGCACTTCAAAAGAAGTGTCCTCCGAGATTAGAACCTGCTGAGAGGTTGCAATGAGACTATTCTGATATGTCTGTTCATCCGATCCAGTGATCATGTCCATCAGGCCTTCCAGAGTGTGAATTACAGTCCATTCCATAATTGGATTGTTCCGTTCATCAACTTCACCGGTATCTTCTTCTCGCAAGATTTCAAATGGTAGCATGTTTACCACCTCAACAATCGATACTTGTTAACAAAGGACATCATTGCCGCCGGATAACCGCTGATGGTCTCTGTGCTATTCTGGTCATAGTAGGTCTTGGACATTCTAGATACAGTCTCGGATTTCAACCCGATCTTGTCTGACATTTTGAAATCATATTTCAAGAGCTTTTTCACTCCAGCAATAATATCCGTAGGATACTCGATTTTCGTGATAAAAGCTTGATGATCACAGCTGGTGAAAAAACGAGCTTCAGCAAAAGTTAAAGTATTGCCTTCTATTTCAGAAACAACGTATAAGCCATCATTCCACCTACTCCCTGAGATTTGAATTGTATCTCCTTTTCCGATTCCTTCAACATTCTGATTAACGGTCAATGATTTATCCGTTTCGAATCGGAGCTCATGAAATCGTGCCTTACGATTTTGAAAGGGATTATTTGTGATTTGTCTTATAGCCGTTTCAATCCCGTCAAGATCTTCTTGCGCAACATCAGGATAGATTTTCTGCGCCTCTTCTAAAGAAATGATCATCTGCTGCACTCCTTCCGTAAGAAAAAGGAGACAGCTTACTCGCCGTCTCCCTCAAAGTGTTTAGCATATAATGTATTCAATTTTTCATTGCTAATGTTACCCGGAAACTCAATTTCGGCTTTCTTCAGTGCCGCCATTTTCTCGTCACGAGACAGTTCTGTTGGCGGCTCATTCCAGTCAGTATCTTTTTCCAACTCAGCGATTTTCGCTTTGAGCTCATCGTTTTCAGCTTTCAAAGCATTGTATTCCGCTACCGAGTAAGTTTTGCCGCCAGTTGCTTCCTCAACAATGTCGTACTGGTTTGATTCAGAATTTAGCTCAACAACATCGTAACCTTCAGATAAATAAAAGGCCTTGTCCGCTTCATCCACGGTCAAGACCCGATTTTCTTTTCTTACCTTCATTTCGATTTCCTCCTCTTAGGCATCAATGACAAAAGCCAAGCCTTCGTGTTTTGTTTCGAACAACAATACATCGTCATAAGATTGTTCGTAATACAAATAGTTTCCTGAACTAGCCGCAGAGGGCGCATCTAGTCCAACAAAACTGTATTTTTGCGGAGCCGCCATACAAGGAATATAGATCAGGAAGAAATGAATTTGTTTCGCAGTTGGATCAGCCACCGCACCAGTCGTGAAATCGTATAAAGTTTTCATACGATCAGATGGAATTGGTGGTTCGATCGTCACGTCATCAATTCGATTGATGATTCGATTGATTGACCCGTCTGATCTCTGAACTGGCACTGTACGAGCAAAGTCCTTCAAACCTTTGATAATCTTGTTCACGGTTGGTGTACAAAAAATCGTACGTCCCGCTGACGGTACGCCCTTCTCGTCCATTTCTGTCATCAATTTATCGAAAGTAGCTAAGAAATTGGTTTCATCTAAAGTCATCTGTTCGATACCTTGACCCGTGGCGATGGTATTTTTGCGAGTGAATAAGGTTGAAGTCATCTGCTTATCCATTTCGGGGATCTTTTCCTCGTCGTTATAGACTTTTGTAATGTTTGCAATAGAAGTTGCATAGTTAGTTTCATCAATATCTGAGGGATCCACTAGCGTATCCCAATAGCGCTCATTTTTCAATGTGTACTCTTCCCATTGATTTTCGTAGTTCGCACTTGGTGTGGTAATGGTTCGTCGTGTACGATCCTTACGACCATTTTTGATCAATAATTTAGGCAGCTTGATTGTTCTGGCTCCCGTAAATTTTAACTTCCCATTTGATGGTGAATTCCATAATTTTTGTGTATACAACAATCCATTTGCTGCATAACGTTGTTCTAAGCCTTGTTGGTAGGCTTCTGCATAATTAAGTGGCATTGTTATTCCTTCTTTCTATTATTTGTTTGTTGGTTGCGGGATATCTGACATAAAAGCATCGATCATTTGTTGAGTTGGATCTGGATCTGATTGCTGTCCGCTGCCAGGCTTAGGATTAATCCGTTGAAAGTTATTCATCGGATCCGGATCTTGTTGATTGCTTCCTGCAGGCGGTTCCTGATTTGGATCAGACACTTGAAAATAGTCGGGAATCTGAGTTTGTAAGTCTTTGATTCGATTATCCAAATCTGTGATAGACTTTCCATCCTCTGATAATTCCACATCCCCAAGTTTGAAACGCGCATACTCAATATCGGTTGCTCCGGCTTCACTTAATGCAGTGTTCACCAAATCATCAATAGTTCGCTGTGTCGCTTGTCCTTCTAGCTCTGAGACACGGCTCTCTGCTTGTTCTGCACGTTGGGTTAATTGTTGAATCTCTTCGCTATTAGTAGCTTGGTCGAGCTGCCCTTCTAATTCGGTCGCTCGATTCTCAGCAGTCGTCAATCGTGTTTGCATGCCCTGCACGACCCTACCATGATCAGCCATTACCGCGTCAATCTGTTCTTCGCTTAATCCAAGTGCTCTCAATTGTTCTCTATTCATTTTTCTTTCTCCCTTACGTTTTTTAACGGTGCAACGACACCGTGGGGTGGCCGATTTTACGGCAGACCTGCCGAATTAATTAGTTTACCGTCATAATTAGGACAAAATAAAAAGCCTCGGTTTTTACTGGCTTTATTTCTGTTGATTTTTAAATTACCGATTTATAAACAACTGTCGCCCCCATGCGCTCATACCAGCTCGTTGTCTCTAAAAGATTTGGCAGTGTGTGAGATATGATTGAAATCGTCAAATTATCATCTGGTCCAACAACGACATGTGCATGATTGCCATTCCAATAAGGTTTCAGTTCATTACTGATTATTTCTCCGTCCTTATTTCTAATCGGGTTCTGTTTCCATTGAGGACTATTTTCAGCTTCTATCGCTTTTTTGTAAGCAAAGCCTAATCCCTTATGGACTTGCAACGTTAGAATTACTTCGTTGAAATCTTTCACTTTGTTCACCTCCAATTTTGGGCACAAAAATAGCACCCAATCATTTTCATGACTAAGTGCTATTGTTTAATTGATTCAACTTTATTAAGAATTTCGCTAGGCATTACTCTTTTTGCAGGTTTTTGAAGGGTGATTGAAAGCCCACTTGAAGTTTTGACCCTGCCTTCGTCATTTCTATCAAAAGCCTCGACATAATTCACGATATATTTATAAATTTGACGATCAACTTCTGCATTTTCAGCAGTATCCGTCCACAGTAGAAAGTCCTCAATAATCTCAGGTTTCTCCTGCTGTAAATAAGGTAATAATGAGCCAAATGAGGCCACACCAATTTTTCCAAGCGTCTTTTTATCCGCCTCTCTTAAAGACGGCGTGATATATGATCTCATTGTTTTGCTGCTATTTTTCATTTATACCGTCTCCATTTCTATGATTTGAATGATTCCGTCAGACATTTTTTTTGACTCCGTTTTAAGGACTCTGAATTTAGTACCGGGCTTAATCAAAAATTCTTGCTCATTTTCAAATCGACTAAGTTCGCTAATGTAGCCGCCAATGTTTGAGCCTTTTCGGACGTATATCTTATAAAAGACTTCTGAATAGGTCCCCCCGAACTGCTTCGTTTGAGATTCTAATAAACTGGTACTCATGAATCCATCATCGAATACCTCAACATCACTGATTTTGGGAAGTTCATCAAACGAGCCCGCAATCCTTCGATACGTTACAAAATCTCTTTCAGGGATATATCCATTGAGAATATCAGGCAACCTTTTTGCATTTTCAATTTGTTGTCTCCGATAGGCCTCAGGCGTACCTCTATAAAGGGGATTATTAAAATAATCTTCTGAACTAGTACGTAATATCTCATTAAACTCTTTATAGGCCGTACGGGTGTAGTCCCTAATTAATGTTTTATCATCATCAGATAAAGACTTCAGCCACTGATTATGGGATTCTTGCAAACTGAAGAATTTTCTGACTTCTGTGGATTTATCAGTGGTAAATGCCTCACCATTATTATACAACATTTGACGCTCAAGTAGTTGAGATAATTCTTTCTCATACTTGTGATATAACAATTCTATTTCATCCTCTGAAAGACTTCCCCAATCCTCATTTTCAAATTTCTCCAACTCTTTTTCGAGAAATGAAATCCGATGGCCGATTCTTTCTGGAATCATATCATTGAGAGACATTGCTTTCGAACCTAGCCAGTCATTGTAATTCTTGTAGTCGATGACTTCGTGAGACTCATTATCGCGCCGCAATGACGGTTCATACCCTTCTATAACAGAGATAGAAACGCAACGGCAATTGACATCTTCCGAAGCGACTCCAAACATGTGCGGCTGCAAAGCTCGTCGGCCGTTAACCTCGAAATACTCGTCAATTTCTCGGACCTGTCCATCAAGTTCACGGTGATTATGGCGCGTCTTTCCGTCTAAGGTAGAAATCCATTCCTTTTTGACATACACACCTAGCTCTTTTGCATGATTCTGCGACTTCTGCCGGGCAACACCAGTCACGCGGCCTGCTTCTGTTCTAGCAATGTTCATCGCTCGTCGGTATTCAGCGCCACCGATATCAGAGATCTGTCGTGCCATTTTCTGAGTTGATAATCCCTTCCCAAAGCCCTGTATAAGCACCCTGTTAAGGTTTTTCTTCATCTTCCTCGCGTTACCCTTCAAACGGGTTGAGAGCTTACGAGAAGCGACTGGCGTATTGATAATGACACTTAACTGTTTGTCTGTCAGCATACCAAAGGCAAGCGGGATCTTTTCTGACATCTCGAACTCATAGAATAGTGAGTTATATGCCGTGTCACCGTTATAACGTAAAAAAGACCAGATAGAAGACTTCTGATCCTGTTCGACTATTCTGATTTTACGATCCATCTGATCCCGGATTGCTTCGAGACGTTCCTTCTGTAGCTTCTTTGGAAACTTATCGTTTTCGTCAATCTCTTTCTGCAGAGCAACGATTTCTTTTGAAATATCATCAGCCAAGCTCTTGTACATCTGATAAAGCTCTTTGCTGACATTTCGTTCAGAGGCTTGGAGAAGTTTCTCAATCTCACGTTGATAATTGTTCAAGGCTCTCACCTCTAAAAGGTTGCGATTTTCCAAGGATCAACACTTCGATCGGTACACCCTCATCAAAATATTTCAAAGCTTTTTCAAAGGTGTATCCCAAGCACATTGCTTGATGTGCATATCTCGTTACGTATTCTAGCGCATCAATGAAACTATTGGGGGAATGCGTAGCAAGTTCGACAGCAACTGCTTCGATTTTCGCTTCATTACTCGTCATTATCCTCGCCCTCTTTCGTCACGGGTTCCTTGTAGTCCTGCTCCTCTACTCGTTGCTTGATCTCATCATAATCGATTTCTAACAAGTCGCAGATGGCCTTCAACACGGTCTCATCATCAAGACGAGCTGCTGCATCCAGAAGCGTATCAAGTTCAATCTGTTTACGTTCTGCTTTGGTCTTCTCGCGTTCTTCGACTTCGGTTTCGTCGATCATCGTGTCCCGGGTAATCGTGATCTCGATATCAGATGTATCAAAAGATTTCCCATGACGCTCATTGATGTCTGCAACGATCAGCTCCAGCATCTGCTTGACCAACTTACGCAGCCTTACTTCCATTTTGTTGCATTTTAGATCTAGTAACGTATACCGCGACTGAATTACCACATTGGTCACATTGCCATCCCCGACCTGCGACGAATCAAAGCCCATTCCAAATTTATAGATACCCTCTTTGTCGACCTTCAGTTTTTCCTTACGAGCTTCAACAGGGATATTGACGGTGTGAACATCTAACCCGCCATTCTCACCTGTTCCAACAGCGCCTCGGCTCCGAAGATTATTAATCAGTGTTTCATAACTATCCCCGGAGAAGTTTTTGACAGCAAAAAATGGCTGATCAAAGTCCTGTAAGTTATTGGACAATGCACAGGCCATTAAATCGTAGTCATCTATTAACGGTTTGATTGGTTCAAGGTCCGTTGTTTTATATTTGTTGTTGTCAAGCCGCAGGAACGGAATAAAATCCGATTTACCTAAGGCTGCACCGATCGAACGACCAAAGGCTTCGCTGGTTTTGGGATCAATTCGGGTGTCGTGGTACAACGGATTGACTTGCACATTCGGATCCAGTTTGAAGGTCTTCATATAGTCGCCTTCACTGACGAAATACCAAACTTTCTCTTTGTCCCATAGCTCCGATCGTGTCACTCGAACAGTTTTGCCGTCTTTGTAGACATCCGTGTCATAATATCGGATGATCGCAATCAGCTTGTTGTCTGCATCGTAGATCTCGATCACTTTCAAGCTGTCAGCAACAGAAAAACTCAAGCGATCCTCGCCAAGTTTCGTATAAACGAACTCATAACCTTTCTGTGAAGCTCCTTCAACGGCTTCCTGAAGCATTAGCTGGAAGTCTTCATCGATATACTGATCAAGATAATCCTGCAATCCTTGCTGTTCTGTCGTGATCTCGATCGGATTGGATAGCAGATATTGCGCTTTCTGATCAATCAACTCCGTCAAATAAGGATGTGGGATTTTTATGTTGCTCCGACTGGTCTCCTCATGCATCTTGCCCTCATTGTCAACGTAGAACAGTCGAAACTTCAAAATATCGTGTTTGTACTTGTAGTAGCGGACACCCTGCCGCATTTTATCCTTATACGATGCTACTCGATCCGAGTTAACCGCCTGCTTGATTGCAGTTGCTAATGTTTTCGGATTATCTGATAGAAAATATTTTGGATCCAAGGCATTCACTCCTTTCAGTTTGGTATAATTTGCTTATAGAAAGCGAGGTGAGCATATTGAGATATGAAGAAGACGTAAAAATATACACTCAAGAAATTTGTCTTAACGGCCATCAAATTGATATTAGCTCAGAATCTAATGAGGATCCTAATCCTCCGATTTATTGCGAAACCTGTGGAGAAAAAACAATTCGTACTTGTCAAAATTGCCATGAAGTAATAGATGGTCGCCGACAGTATCCGGATGTTTACGGTATGGTTAGTGTTAGTATTCCGAGTTACTGTAGGAGTTGCGGAAAACCCTACCCTTGGACTGAAACCGTTCTTGCAAGTGCTACGGAATTAATCGCTCTTGATACAGGCTTGTCTTCTGAAGACAAGGATCTGATAAAATCCGCAATACCTGATTTAATAGTTGATACTCCTAAAACTCAGGTTGCTGCTGCAAAGTATCAAATAGTAATGAGCAAAGCTACAAAATTCGTGAAAGATGGCTTGTATAATCTACTCGTTGATGTAGCTTCCGAAACAGCTAAAAAGATTATCTTTCCAAGTTAAGCCCTTTATTTCAGGGCTTTTTTTAATATAGCCATCCGTTCTGCGCCTTCATGTATGGTTCCAACGCATAGCGCAAGGGGTCAATAATGTGGTTGTTCTCATCGATCGGAGTATTCAACCATTTCCCTTTTTTATCCTGCTGGTACACATATGTATTGAATTCTTCCAGCGTTTTCTCGCATAGAGGATGAATGAAAATTTTTAGCCCCTGCATAAAGGTGATCCCGTGCTCTATCGAGTCAGGACCTTTCTTCGCTCCTACAATTCGGGTGACTCCGCTATTCTTCAACTCCGCGATCATTTGCGGGCTCGCACTATCGGCTCGAATAACGGCTTTCATCAATTCTCGTTTTTCTATTTCTCGAACGATCTCCTTGATCAGCATTCCCTTTTTATACAGCTCATCGTAAATCCACAGCTCCCCGGCTTTCTCGTCATAGATTGCACTAGGCAACGTTGTTGGATCATTGGTAAATCCGAAATCCATGCCGTGTATGGTTAAGCCGATTTGCTTTTTCTTGACCTCTGGATCAAAGTCTCTGACCTCATAGCAGCCATCGAAGACTAGACCTTCAGCGATTCCCCAATCGCCGTCACAAACAACTCTGGCTCGCCGTGGATTGGTACGATATAGATCTGTATATCTCGATCTATCCTGCTCGTCTAACCACTCGTTATCCCGGAAAGTCGTTGTGTCACTGAAGACATCCTTTAGCTTAGTTTCCTCATCAAAAAAAGCCGCCTTCAACCAGTGATGCTCTGACCACGGGTTAAAAGTGACTGTGACTTGTTTATAATAATCCTCGGCTTCATATACCCCACGAATAGACTCGACAACAGTATCGAATTTCGCTTGGTTTTCGATTTGATACGCTTCTTCAAACCATGCCCAGCACAAAACACCGACATCGACTGTAATCGAAGTGATTTTCAATTCGTCGTCCAACCCACGAAAAAGTATTTTCTGTCCTGTAGCTTTGACGGTGATTTCCGGTAACGATTCATTGAACTTAAACAAGTGGAATACTTTAAGCTTATGCGCTGCCCACTTAAAGTCTGTGTAGGTGGATTGCTTATTCGTATTGGAGAAGCGCCGGATCACTAATAAGTTCGCCCAGGGATATTTTAGAATATCGTGGATGTAGCAAAGAGCTGCTGACTTCGATTTTTTACTACCGCGGGATCCTTTGACAGCTCGATAGAAGTTGCGACAATGGAAAAAACGATTATATCCTTTTCCCAAAGCCTCACGCATGGAAACTGTTGCCTCAGTCATCGTCATCCACCGGAACATCGTCCACAAAGGTCACTTTCATGTTCGCATTCACGTCTAACTTATCGTTGAACATTCCTAAATGGCGACCGAGCTGATCCAAAGCCTTCGCTTTGTCTGCGATCTTGACTTCTCGTTCAACGCTTTCACCGAACTCCGTCACTGATTTTTTAACCTTGATTCCTTGGATAACTGCTAGATCGTCATCGGAAGCAAAATCCGAAACCTCTCCAGACTCCGGATCCACCAAATCTGTAACTTTGACAAAGGCGATGCGCGCCAATTCCTGCAACACGCGATCTTGATTAATGCCCGTTCGTTTAGATCGTTCTGCCTTGGCTTTGTCTACATATGCGCGAATATGAGGTTTTTTCAGGTTTTCGTATCCAATCTCTGCTGCTGAATCTGTGCTATATCCTGCACGAATAGCGGCTTGCGTGGCATTCAAGTCAATCAAATACTCATCTGCAAACAGCTGCTGCTTGGGTGTTAATTTGGCCATCCTGCCACACTCCTTCCTTGAAAACACAAAAAAGGCACCCAAAACGGGTACCTCGAAATCTCGCTTCAATTTCACACTACCATTTTAACACATAAAACCTTCGTTTTTTTTCAAACTTTTTTTAACGTTATTGGAAGTCGATTGCGTCAATACCAAACAAAAGGACGGACATATCTTTAATGGCGGCTCTAGTATCTCGATATACAGTCCCTTGTTCAATATTGAAAAATTCACAGATTTCCTTCACTGACATAGTATTTTCGATTAAGTATCTTTTCCTAAGAATTTTGTATCGTCGCTGCTCCTCCACTGAGCCTCGTTTACAATGCCATTCATAGGACACCAGCATTTTATCAACATGATTCATCATTTTTAGGGTTTTCGCCCGATAGGTGCTAAGACTTTCTAGGGTTAACGATTCTAGACTAAACTCCGGATAATCCTCTGGGATACTCTGTTGTGTTGTTTCTTCGCAAAGATTTTTCAATTTGATATAGTTTTTTAGAAGCAGTTCTGTGTTTCTCAAATTACGCTTTTTTACTTCTTTTTTCTGTTTCATAGCTTTTTTCTCATACGCTGATATTGCTTCTTGAGCAGAAGCGGCTGCAATAATCTCAAGTTGATGCTTAGTAATTCCATTTGACTTCCCCAAAACTGCTCCCTCCGATACATTGTTTTTTGTTTCCTGAATGGTAGATGCGGTTATTTCAAATTAAGAAATTGTATGGCATTGATACTAATTTGATTAAACGTCTTTAATCTCATGTCATCGTCATAAGCCTTGTCATAGTATTCTCGCTTGCCTACAACATTTTCTGGTGGATTACAAATGATTTCCGGCTTAGGTAAATCAGGCATATTTACAAATACTTTAATCCCCCATCCGTAATTTATTGCCTTGTCCACATTGGCTAAAAAATCTTTTTTATTCATACATCATCCTCTTTTCTTTTTCGTGATAGTGGTCGTTACTAGAACTTTTTCCCACCGTGTTTATATGGTCGAGTCTGGTTATATGCATGTTTTGCTTGAATTACGGTTTGAAGATCAATTCCATATCTTTCACAGATATCCATAATCCGAATCACTACGTCGGCCAATTCAGCAGGCACACCTTCAAGTTTTCTATCATCGCCAGTTGTATAAATTTTATTGATCGGATAACCATTTCTTGATTCCTCCAAAGCCTCGGATAGCTCTGAGTGACATAGAGCAATTAGAGTCCCGAACTCTCTTTCTTCTTCCCACCAGCCATGTTCAATAGCATTTTTATGAACTGCTTTTTGCATAGACTTAATCGTTTTTTCCAAAATTAATATCCTCCTTTGTTTCTTCCGATAACTCACTTTTTGTAAGTCCCTTTTAATCTTCGAGTCTATTAGTAGTTATTGTGAACATTCTTCCTGATTCTCTTAATGCCCCACTGAAAGCTTCCACACCATCAAAACCTATATCTAATGCATCCTCGAAACCTTCATCATCTCCGTACAAAATACTGTCAATAATTAATGCAATATCTTCCGCACTAATCATTGCTTTCTCCATTTTTCCCATATTATTTCCTCCTTGATAGCCCCAACTACTGGAGCTTTTTCCTTCATACCTTCCTTTAAGCTACGATATCTCGCCTTTCAGCTTTTACCGCTTCAATCAAGCGATCCTGAGTCAGCTTTTTCCCTCGTAACCGATCAATCACTCGATCGTCGAATGTTCCTTTTGCTCGGATGATGTTCAAGATCGTTGCATGCTTCTGACCACTTCGCCAGATCCGTTTGTTGGCTTGTAGCCATTGCTCCAATGACCACGTTAATCCGTACCAAGTGACTCGGTGTCCGCCGTATTGTAAATTCAATCCGTGCCCTGCACTTGCGGGATGAGCGATCAATACTTCCAATTCTCCGCGATTCCATTTCTCACGATCTGATTTATTCTTTACTTTGCCATAGATGATCTTTTTCTTCTTCAGCATTTTCTCAATTAACAACTCATCATGCTTGAAGGCATAAAACACAAGCATTGGACTCTTATTCGCGTTGTCGATGATCTGCTCCAAAGCTTCAAGCTTCTTTTTGTGGATCGGTTGGATATCGCCATTCTCGTTATAGACTGCCCCGTTTGCCATCTGCAGAAGCTTCCCGCCTAACACAGCTGCATTCGCTGCCGTGATATCTCCTTCATCAAACTGTAAGAGCATTTCGTTTTTAAACTTGTCATACAACTTACGTTCATTGCCCTCTAAAGTGACGTTGAAGACGTTCTCGACTAGCTCCGGTAATTCTATCCAGTCTTCTGTTTTCAAGCTCATAGTGACGTCTGAGATACGTTCATGGATAAGCTCTTCATTTCCTCTTGGACAGTACCACGAAAAAACGCGTTTCCCGTTTGTTTTAGCCGGAAGAAAATATCTCGATCGGTACTGGTAGAAATTATTGCCGAGTCGTTTCCCTCCATCGATCATATAGATCAGCGTCCAAATATCTAATAAGCCATTTGGGGCTGGCGTCCCGGTAAGCTCAACAAAGCGCTTTGTTCGAGCGATAATTTTTCGCAAGTTCTGGGTTCTTTTGGCATCCGGATTTTTAAACATGGACGCCTCGTCGATCACCAGCATGTCAAAGAACCAGTTCATTACGCCGACTTCTTTCACAAGCCAGTCAAATGTCCCCACACTCAGAACATAGATGTCACCTTCTTGTTTCAATGCGGCCTTTCGTTGTTTCGGATTTCCAACTAGACTCACGACCTTCAATCGACGAGTCGCATCCCATTTCTCTACCTCATCGGACCATGTATCAGCTGCCACAAGTGGTGGTGCAATAATCAACACTTTCTTGACTTGGAACGTGTCTATCAAGTAATCAATCGCCATCAACACACTGATCGTTTTCCCCATACCCATATCGAGAAATAGCCCATAACGAGGATTTTTGACAACCATATTGGCGCTATAGCGTTGATAATTTCGCATGACTAGGTGTTCTCTAGTCTGGGTAGTCAAGAAGCCTCACCTCTGTTTTTTCTTTTTTTTGATAATGTCCTACTAGATACTCTTGCTCAAAATCATCAAGTCCTGTTTTTCCAGCGATAATAAACACATCGAAGCCAAGTTTGTTTAAACGGTCAACCTGCTTGAGCTGGGATGGTCTCGGATCTTTGCCCTGTTGTTTAACCTCTGCAAAAAAGGCCCAGCCGGGTAACGCGCAAAATCGGTCAGGCACTCCCACATCACTGTCAATTTTCCAGCAGACCCCCCTGTAGCTTTCTATCAATTTCTTGAGTTCGCTAGACGTCACTCCCTCTTTTCTTGTCTCAATCTGCATCAGATCAACCTTTCTGAATTAAATAACTACATATCAAACTTTATAACACTTTAATTGAAACCTAAATACCCTTGGGTTTAAGAGCTTATTAGCTATTTTGAAACCTAAAATGAATTTGGTTTCACACTAGGTTTCACTTAAAAACCTATTATTTCCATACCTTTAAGGTACGTTATTATTGAAATTGAAACTTTGAAACCACATTTTCCTATATAAATATACGCGCGCATGCATTTTACGAAATCCTCTTACGTATATAGAAAACTACACATTAATTAAATAGATTTAGGTTTCAGTTTCACCGAGAGAAAGAAGTGGCTCAACCACGCGGATAAGAGCTGAAACCTAACCCGAAACCTAGTATAAATTAGGTTTCACACCATTTATATGACAGGCTTTTTAACCATGAAACTGAAACCTAATATTTTTTCTTGATCTGCTAAAATGCATAATTCTCGGAATTGTCGTAGAATTCCACACAACTTAAACTAGCAATCTAGATTTTTGCTTTATTTGTATCTCGGTATTGTGTCAAATTCTCGTGCAATTCAAGCTTATAATTTCTTTGAGGCAACTTTTTTCTTATTAGCTGTCCCATTTTTTATTGCTGCCTCGATGGCTTTGCGCGTTTTCTTTTTTACTTTTGATCGTTTCTTCCTCATGCTTGCCCTCCTAATATTGTCGAACAAAATATTTTTGATATCCATGTACTCCAAAACGTTTTCCCGTAGAAGCTCGCTTCCAGCCGCCTATCTGTAACAGTGCACCAGTGATCTCCCGGCTATCTAATCTGGTCATCCGGTCAATCTCTTTCCCAAGGGCTTCCGTCCAAATTTCCGCCGTGCAAACTTCTTGTCTCACCGCTGCCCCCTCTTTAATCATTTCTTTTATATCTTCATCTTTCCGATGTCTGAAATTCAATGACCTTTCTGCTGGAGACATATTCTCCCATTCTTCACATAACGGGTATTCCAAGTATTCCCGAATTATAGGAACAATCGGGCTTTCTTCTGTGTATTGCGCTTGAACCTGCTCAGCGGTCGAATCCAGTTCCTCAGGAAGATAAATTGAAAAACCTTCCTCATAGAGCGTCTTTGCTTCTGCCCAAATTTGATCGATCATCGCGTCTGTCAGATGTTTCCAGCTTTTCATTTTCTGTGCTTCCTTGTCACAGCCAATCGGGTAATACCGTCTATTCCCTGTTGTATCCTTTAAAAAGTTCAAATCGTTGGACGATCCCCAGAACGTGCAGGCTCGCTCATAGGTAGCTGTCCGTTTGCCGTAGCTTAATCTAAAACGATCTTCTCTCTTCGATAGAAAGTGCTTAATTGTTTCATTGTCGGATTTCTTCATCGCTGACATCTCCGGCAACTCAATGAGCCAGCTCCCAATCAACGCCTCATAGGCATCCTTGTTGTCCACTCGTTGCAGACTGTCATTTCCCCAACCTTTTGCGAGCTTATCGATAAAATACGATTTTCCTAGCCCTTGGCCGCCGACAAACACAATAGCAGTATCATACTTGATCCCTGGGTGATAAATACGGGCAACACTTGCCACAAAATGAATTTTCGAAACTGTTCTCGTGTACTCGGTATCATCTGCACCAAAGAACTTCTGAAAAATCTGTTCTATGCGTTTCTTGCCATCCCATTCCAAAGAATCAAGATACTCCTTCACAGGATGGAAACTATTCTCTAAAGCAATCTCATTCAACGCGTTCATAATTTTATTCGGACCAACCACGCCGTAATACTGCTCAAGATAGATCTGCAGGCTTCCGTCATCACTATCTAGCCAGTCGCTTCCAGATCTAGCCCATGGTAGCTTTCCCCGAATAATCATACGCCGCGAAAATTCATCAATCGCAACCTTCCCTTTTAAGTTGGGATCATTGCTAAGAATAATTTTGACGTTTATACCTGTTGACTCAATCTGTCCTCGGTCATCTCTAGATAATTGTGCGAGCCACTTTTTCGCTTGCTTGGCACTCGTATTGGACTCTTCCCAATCGTCGTCATCGTCTATCCAATCATCATCCTGTTCATCAAATTCCTCGTCCTGTTTTGAATCATCGAACACATCAAATGGTAATTCAGAAAGATCCACAAGTTCTGAGTTTGTCTGTTCGTCGTCATGGATGAAACTCATCATCTCTTTATAAGAAGGTCGCTTCGTTGCTGGGACTTCTGGCGCTACATCAAAATCCAAGTCACCAAACAGATGCAACCGTAAAAAATCAAACGCATTCGTTAGTTGTCCACTAGTAGGGCTAGTGCCGTGGTGGCTGTAGGCAAATAGTCCGTCTTGGTAAAGAATCAAACCACCTGCAGTGGATCCATCCAAGTAGGTATAACGATCCTCTTTGAAAAATTCGTATTGATCAGGTAGCCATTTCTCTATGACATCCTCAATCCGATATGCTCGGTTGAAGGCGCCGATATACCCGCGTTTCTCTAACGGATCTCCCTGCTTCTTGGCTAAGTGCTTAACATTGGCCATCTCATCGGCAGCATGTGGCCAAGCATATACATCTTTCCAATCGTCATATCGATCAAGCTGTTCCTCAGGATCCAAATAGTCGCCATCTTCCACATGGAAAACAAATTCTCCATCCTTCGCAACGGATCCCCAAAACATCAGTCGAGATGGTTGATAAGTTGTTTTGTCCATCGCTTCGATATTGATATCTGCCGCAATGCGTCGAGCGATCGGCTCGTACTGTTCAAGTTTTACATTTTTCAGTAATGGGACGATAACCCGAAGTCGCGGCGCATCTGCACGATGCTTGTGTGTCGAATACACTGCATAGGTATAACCGTGTAATGCTTGCTTGATGTCATCCAACACATCTGCATCGCCGTTATCCAAATCAAGGGTTAACATCGATCGCCAGCTTACATTGTTTGCTAGTCGACGACCCTGAGCCAAAGAACCTCCAACGAAGCCGCCGACATCTTTTACTTTCCCTTGTTGGGCTTTCGACATCTTCACGAATTCTTTATATAGCTCTTGCGTCCGTGTCGGTGTCGCTAGTTTCTTGGCAAGATCGGACCAGCCTATTTCCACATTTTTCCAACGCTTTGCTTGCGCCGACGGTGCTGTGGCGATTGTCAGTTTTCGATCATTGTCTAGTCCGACAATAATTTCTTTTTGGCTACTCGATAGGGCCATTACAATGCCACCTTTCTAATCTTTCATATAAAATGGACTGATAAAACCTGCGGCATCTAGTACAAGATCATCATCGGCCCACTTCACTGGTCTTCTTAATATATTGTTCAACTCTTCTAAGTCAGCTCCTTCACGTGCCTCAGTAATCACCTCATCATGTACATGACCAACGACTTGAAACGGACAATCGGTTGTCTCGATGTAACGGATCGCATCCATGAGGATATCACGAGCGACCGCTTGGACAATGTTCTCGAAAAGCTTTCCACCGTATGTCTGTTCAGTTCGCCAATGCCCAGCAACAAGTGTTTTAAAATAGATCACATCGCGTTCGAAAGGTTGAAATTTCTGGTTTCCTTTCGGCTTAACAAGTTTTGTTTTTAGATATACTTCTGGATAAGCAAGCTCGCGCCCACTTGGCAATCCAATAAACAGAGTTCCTCTTCGGATCTCGAAATAGATTCCTTTTACGATATCCACTCGTACCCTCTTCTTATAGGCTCTTATTGCGGCGTTCTCTAGTGTGCGCCACATGGTCGGGATTTCCGGACTCGCTTCGCGCCAGAGCCGTTTGAGACGGTCATAATTGTCCTCAATCATCAGATCCTCCAAGGAAGCCCAATCAATCGGATCATCTGGATCCAACTTGTTTTTCTCCGCATATGCTCGTTTTGCATCATCGGACAGATCTGGTCGAACTTTACCGCCGAAGTCCATTTGTGCCATCGCCCCAGCACCGCCACCGTATCCGAGCGCCAGCTCTGCGACCTTGCCTTGTTGGCGAAGCGGGCTATCTTTCGTGATCTCTTCAACGGGTACATTGAACATCATCGAAGCGGAAGATTCGTAGATTTTCCCGGTTGTCTTGAATACATTCAGCCGCCATTCAACACCCGCGATCCAAGCGCTGACACGAGCTTCTATACTATTTAAATCGGACACATACAGGAGTTTCCCTTTTGGAGCAACAATGGCAGTTCGAGTTAATGCGGAGATCGTTTCCGGAACACTGTCAACAATCATCTCCAAGAAGTCAAAATCTTGGTGCTGGACTAAGTAAACCAATTCCTTCAATTCTTCCATCGAGTAGTGCATCCGAGGAAGGTTCTGTAACTGGATCCCTCGACCTGCCCAACGTCCCGTATGACTACCATAATATTGGAATAATCCTCTTGCCCGTCGTCTAGGATTATTAGTTGTGTAGTGAAGCATTCGCTCATATTTTGATATGGAAGACTTTGAGAGAAACTGTCGGTTTTGCAGGACTTCATCTTCAAGCACCAGCCCTTTCGCTTGAAAATGATTTCGGTGGCTTTCGATCGTTGCCGCCTGAAGGTTGGGCAATTCTATGCCACGATCTCGGAACCATTCTAAAAGTTGAGGGACACTGTTTGGGTTTGCTAACTGTGTAATTTGTTTCTGCCGTTGCATGACCCGTAATTTGAAATGATCATAGAATTCAATGACACCCTCAACATATCGCCGATTGATCATCGCCCCACGTCGATTAATTTTCAGATCAATCCACCAGTTGGACATGTCTTCCCAATCAATTCCATATCTCGAAACCATGAACTCACGAGCTGCTCGTTCTGTTGTCACGTCCTGCCGACAGTAAAGCTTGTATTCTAACCACTTACCTGGATCATGATGAGGGTAATTTCGTGTTCTCCCTCCATTAATTTTCGTGGGCTTACAAGGCATAGAGAAATACTTAATCAAGTTCTTACCTTTTGCATCCTTTTGATCTCCGTGACCGTTGATGGCCTTTCCTAATTGATCTAGCGATAGCGGATAGCCAAGGTATGCAGCAATGATCATCGTGTCAATCCATTGATTTACTGGAAGTTGCTTTCCGATATGCTTGGATAAGCAGTACAACTCGAAAGCAGCATTCTGTGCTGACTTAATGTAATCAGGATCCATTAATGCATGTAACACTTGGCTTGGAATTTCATCACCTTGGGCTAGATCGATCGTTTTAACTGTTCTGTCATCAACTGCATAACAGAAAATCAGAACTTCGAAAGATGGATCGTCTACATATTCATACAAGCCGCAGGACTTCAAATCTGTTTCTGAATAAGTTTCAATGTCAATCGAGAGAACTCGTTTGCCTCTGTATGGATTTTCTACTCGCAACATGATGCATCAATCCCAGTCATCGTCATCATCTTCCCAGGTATCATCACTTGAAGGAGTTTCATCAGAATTATCGTCATCCCAGTCTGGCTCTACTTTCTTTCGAAGATCCTCTCCATAGAGACCTTTGGGATTTTCTTTTGCATCTCCTAAGAATTCTTTTGCATTAGGAAGCTTGTACTGTTCCACAATTTCTTTCATTCGTTTTGTAAACTGATCAAACTCAGCTTTTAGTTGTTCCAAATTTTTCGCTTCACTAAATATTGGAAGTTCGTTCTCACAGATTTTAATCGCTCCTGCAAGATTAGATGCATACGCGGTTTTAGTCCGCGCTACTTTCTGACCATCTTTTGTCTCAAATATAGTTGTTCGTACTTCAATATTCCGAACATCTCTCGCGGCGATCTCTAAATTGTCATTGATCTTGATTCTTAAACGATCTTTTGCCATACACTCACATCCTTTCATTTGAATAGGACGGGCTACTTGCCCGCCCTTGCTCAGAACTCCTTAAAATGGCAGATCATCGTCATCTATATCAATGCTTCGTCCCCTGCGACTTCTTCCACGGTTACGATCGGGGCCAAAATCATCGTTTTCGAAGTCCTCATCAAAATCGTCATCACGTTGGCGTCGGTTGTTTTTAGTCTTCTTGCTGCGACGATCTGTTTCATAATCATCAAAGTCTTCGGATCCATCATCACCAAAATCTTCATCATTTCGCTTGCGTTTTCCGCCCCCGCGACGGCTGCCTCCAAAGTCATCGAATTCTCCACCTAGATCGTCATCATCTTCATAGTCTGCATCAAACTCATCGAACAGATCCGAGCTAAATGTTGATCCTAAAGGTTCGCCATCGGCTACTTTTTGAATTCCTAACAATCCAAAGCCGATACCCTGGTTTCCTTGGCTGTTATAAGCGAATAGCTCAACAAATACATTGGCATAGCATCCGCTGTATACTTTACTTTCGTCTGTGATTTCACGTCGGCGATTATCAACGATCTGCGGAGGATAATTTTCTCCAGCCTTAGCGTTGATATACCACATGCCTTCATATCCATCTAAAATGGTATCTTCGTCATCCCCAACAAACTTGTCATCCCCATCGCGAACTCCCCTATCGAACTTCTTAGGGTTGATACGTCCGAGTTTAGCTTTTCCTTCTTCTGTCGCCGCCTTGATTGCTTTGCTTAACATTCCCATATTCTTTTTGTCGCGTTTGTCGATCAATAGGGCAGTGGAGAATTTTGGTTCCGCCTTCTGATCATTCGCTGGTGCCACTGGTCTCCAAATATTTGCATAACTTAAACGTACATTTCTCAATTGAATTCTTGTTCCCATCTAATTACTTCCTCTCTTTATTCATTGGATAAATCATCAAACGCTTGTGAAGCATCGAATGACTTCCACTCTGGACGTTTGTCTGATTCTTTTGCTAGTTTCGGTTGCCCCTCAGCTTGTGTTAAATACGGTCCTACTAGGTCGCTGAAGGCTTCCAAGCCAAGTGTCTTTTCTAGATCGCCGATCCCTTTCATTTGAGGAGGTTTGTAGATATCTTCCTCAGGGTACCCTTCGAACTGAAGGTCAATGGCTAGTGCCTCTGGGTCTCGTACTGTTCGTTTACCAGACCTGCCTTGAACGACTTTGTAACCATCTATGTGGACTCCCTCAATAGCAAGCTTTAATGCATACTTCTCTACTTTATCGATCCATTGCTTAACCTCAGATCCTTTGTTTACGATTTCCGCCACTTCTGACGGACTTAGCCATTCCTCAGGAGTAAAGTCCACGCCTGCGAGTAATGTTTCTGCTCTTTTCTTGCAGACATCTTTAATCGGACACCATTGGCACCAAGACCCTGCTGATAGTTCGCCTTGACCGCAATAGGCTTTATTAGCAGCCGGCCGCAAAACAGTCTTGCCCCAGCGCAACAGATCAGTGGAACGGATCGTTGTCGAGGAACGATCATGCAGCCGCGGTTGTACAATCGTAAATGTAATGTCTTGCACAAAATCCAGATACTTCTTGAAGGATTTCATCGCCCCAAGTCCGTAGGCTTTGATTTGCGGGTTGTCTAATGCCGAGACTGGTTTGCCTTTCCCGTACTTCAGATCTGTAATGAACATCTTGCTTCCGCCAATAATCACCACGTCACTTGTCCCAAAGCCCTCAGGAATGTAATCGCTCGTATCAACGCGGGCTTCAAAGAAAATTAACGGTTCTTTGACTCCGATACTCTTCAAATACTTACGTTGCGAAGGTCTCATCGCCTCGAAAGCATTGATAGCCTCGGCGTATTGCTCATGAACGACGTTTTCGAACTCTCGAACATAATCAGCCATTGCCTTGTTGTAAAGCGGACGCTTAAGTAATTTGTCGTACTCAAGTTCGTCAGTAGTGTCGAAGCCCTCATATTCAAATCGCAGATTCATTTCCGCTAAAGCATGAGCAACTGTCCCCTCCTCTGCTTCAGCGGATCCCGAATCTTGAAAAGCTTGTGTTAAACGAACACTTCGCGGACAGTGGATCCACCGATCTGCATCACTTGCTGAGAGTAAGGCGTGTTCGCTCGGCATATTACTCGCCTGTCACTTTCGCAACGGCTTTTTCGTAGTTCTTCCATCTCTCTTTTAGTTCGGCATCGATCGCGGCACGTCCTTCGACATCATCCTCAAATTGTCCGATGCTAGCAATATTTGTTTTACTGTGCTTCTTCATTAGCTTCTTGGCGCGATCTACATTTTTATCACCAAACAGTTTTACCACTTGTTTGAAGGTTGGAAAATCGATCACTTTCACGTCAGATGTCGTCCAGTTATCATCTTCAAAATCGTCATCCTCGTCTTCAAAACCATCTTCTTTGTCATCGTTTTTTCCCGAAAGTTGTGCCTGTTCCCAAGCTTGATATTCTTTCTTCGTCACGTTTTTTCCACGATCTTCTGGTGCAGGTAACTCTTCGCCTTTTTTAATTGCTACCATCGTGCCATCAACCAGCTGGATCCATCGGTTTTGAGTAGCGATTTCTGGTTCATCGTCATCTACGGCGGTCTTCTCCGCTTCCGGCTTTTCCTTAGTTGGTGCCTTTTCTTTTTGAGCCTTATCCATGATGAGCGACTTTACTGGTCCGATCCCTACCGCCAACTCTGCGGCAGCTGCATATACTTCTTCCATTGATTCTCCACTAAGTGTTACGCTAAATTTCTTCATATTCCTTTTCCTCCTAATTGGTGCTACAATGTAGCTATAAATTTATTGATTTATGTTATGGCTTATCTCGGGTGCGACCGAGGTAGGCTCTTGTTTTTCTCTTAATAAGATAGCTTCATGCACCAGTTCATTCCAGGTCCACTTAACTTCCAATCCATCGGCAAACCGTATAACAGGAGATTGACTCCAAGTAGTTAATAACTCGAATTCCTCGCCGTTGTCCAAAGTTCCTTTACCTACATAAATTGTTGGTGTGATGGTTCTAACTTCTTCCCCATTTTCGTTTATTGAAACACAATCTTTTGTTTTGATCTCAGGCATTATTATCACTTCCTTTCAAATCTAATATGTTTGTTTACACTCGACGATTTCTGCTTCGCCTTTCTTGATCGCTTCGATGATTTTGTTTTCTTCAACTCGTCCGCCTTTTAGGGTCCAGTAGCCATACTGACCGATGCGACTATTATCCAGTATTTCTTCCACTCGCTCTAAGTCATCCTTAAACTCTTCATCACGTCATCACGCCAAACTGCTACACGACCATTCACAGATAATTTACCGCCGTCCTTATAGTGAATTTTGATGCGATACCTATTTATTCTCTTACCCATTGACTAGCCCTCTCCCGCCACTTCAACAAGTTCAACTCTTTCACGAGCTAAGTCGTCATACAACTTCGACAGTTCATTTGCATATTCTCGCGCTTCAACAAGTTTCCAATGTAGTTTTTTACCTTCTTGATAGTAGTCCTTATACATTTTGCTTTTTTCCAAGTCCTGGACCACCAAACGTGCCTTAACCAAAGCTTCGTAGCTGAGTTTCAGGATTAATTGTTCCCGTCGGTAATTCGTTAAGGTTTCAGAATCATCCGAAAATACGCTTGAGTTAACTGATAGATTTACAACGATCTTTTTGCCATCAACAATTTTGTATAGCCTTTGGTTTGCACCTTGAAAATACTCACCTTCGCTTGTGTTGTAATAGATAACAACTCCCGTATTGGTCATTTTCCACACTTCGATATTATTATCGAAGAAATATTCTTGAACTGGTTCCACTATGATCGATCCTTTCTCTGAAAAATATTTGCTATGGCAACAATTCCCAACAAAGCAAAACCTGTAACCCATGCCTTGAAAAGAAATGCTGTAACCATTGCACCTGTTAAAATTGCCTTTTTCGTTTTCCGGTTTGCTCTTTTTTGCGCGACGTCTCTTGGTAAGAAAAACTCAAAATCTTGTCTCATGTTTCCCTCCTCAGGTACTTCCAAAGCTCATTATCAATAAACTCAATCAGTCCTTGTGACTTGAATAGCCAGCGATCACTTTGAGAATATGGATAATAAACCCATCCGCCATTTTCTACATCAAGCTTTTTGATTAATGAAGGATTATTTAAAATGTTGTCTTTAAGCCAAGTTGATGATCGATTTGCTCTCGCTGAAAAATCTTTCATTGTAAAAGTTTGACCGGCAAATTCTTTATCTTCTAATTCCTTTAGCCGGACCCTCTCGACAAGAATTAAATTATCAGGAATATCAATAGTCACTTTGGCTTCGATTTGTTGAGTTGCCATTTCCTCCCTCTCCTATCTAATTCGAAAATCCGAAATAATTTTTAAAACTAATTTGTTAGCTGCAGTTGAATTTTTTAATTTCCCTGTCAAATAGCTGGTTACGTCCTGCTTTGTCATTCCGTAATACACTGCAATATCAACGATTGTTGTTCCTGATTCTTCGATAAACTTTAAAACCTTCTCACGACCATTTGTTGATTCTGGCATGTTTCCACCTCTATTCATTTACAGTTTAGTAAGATAAATAGTAAGAAATCTAGTTTAACTATTGACATTTTTATAGAAAACTATAAAATGAAATCATAGTTAAATAAGCTTGGTTAAACCTATTAAATTGACGTTCTAAGTTTGGCGACCTCGAATTGTTTATTTTAATTAGGTGTCTTTCCTTTTGCTTTTTTCTTACTATTTATCTTACGAGGTCTATATTATAGCAAACTATAAATTCAGTCAAGTGTTTTCTATAGTTTTCTGTAATTTAGTTCTTCGACGAAAGGAATCGTTGATATGACAGTCTTTGAAAGAATTAAAAAATTGGCTGACGGACAAGGCATAAGTGTTTCAAAAGTAGCTACTGATCTTGGGTTTAGCGAAAATCTTTTTTATCAATGGAAAAAAGCGAGCCCAAAATCTGACAGATTAGAAAAAGTTGCAGACTACTTTGATGTTTCCGTAGACTATCTACTGGGAAGAACCGATGACCCTCATTTCACTCCTAGCCACATTGAAGACGAAGATGATTATGAAAAAGAGCTTATTATGATGTTCAGGAAAGGTGAAAAAGAAGTTGCTCCTGAGAAACGTGATCTTTATAGAAAACAAACTAAGGATCTTATGAGTTTTATTTCAAAAACCATGCAAGAATTAGACGATGAGGAAAATGAGTAGCTCGGGAGTGTAAATGTTGGAAGATTTAAAAGGCAATCGCTTGTCACTTATTAATTTATTAGTTAATCAGTTTTTGTTGAAAGAAAATATTGAACCTGAAGAATATACTTTCTCTGATTTTATATCTTCTTATATTAAAGAAAACAAAATCAAGATAATCTCGGAAATTCCAATAATTGATGAGGAGTTTTTTCTTGGGGTTACTGTTAGGAGTAAAAAAAGTATTTGCATTTTTCTAAATCCTGATGTTTTTAAAAGACGTTTTAACTTTAGTACTTGTCACGAGATAATTCATTGTATCTTCGATATGAATATGAAAAAAAAGACACAAAAGTTTTTCAACGTTGACAATAATCCTTCTTTCTATAACGAAGAAGAGTGGATTCTAGAGAAATTAGCTAATGGTGGAGCAGGTGTAATAATGCTGCCTGACATTAAGTTAGTAAAATATATGAGAAGCAATAAATCATTTCGCTTGATTTCAGACGAATGTCATATCAGTCAGCAAGCTCTGTATAATCGATTTATCGATTTTGGCATTTACAGTTGCGGAATGAGTGAAATAACAGCTGTACGAGCCACTAAAAATTTTCAATATCTTGGTGATCGAACATTATTTAGGATGTATCTTACAGGCGTTCATTCTACACGAGAGAAACAAATTATTTATGATTACGAAAACTCAATTTAA